AGCGGACCGAGCCGGAGGCTGGCGGAAGCGGAGAGGCCGCCTTTGCCAGCCACAGCCACGCGCTGAGCGTCATGCCCTGGATGCCCCGGGAGGGGGCGGTGGTGCTGTGCCTGTATCTCCCCGGCTTCAACGCGGACGGGTATATCTTGGGGGAGACCGGGGCGCAGGGAAGGGGCGGGGGGTGATGGGAGATGGTAACCGGCTGTTTGGGCGACATCGTATTTCAGGTGTCGGAGCACACGGTGCTCACCCTGGACAAATTGACCTGGTCCGGCTCCGCCCGCTACGCCGTCCATGACCGGCATCTGACCCACGCGCTCACGGAGTTTACCGGGCTGGACCCGGATAAGATCACCTTTGACATCATGCTCAGCTCGGAGCTGGGCGTGGACCCCGTTATGGCGGTGGTCAAGATCTGGAACATTGAACGAACCGGTCAGGCCGTGCCGCTGACCATCGGCACAAGGGCCTATGGCAAGTACCGCTGGAACATCGTAAGTCACACCATGAAGCCCCAGGCTCACTACGGAAACGGCGATATCCATACGGCGACCGTCTCCGTCAGCCTGCAGGAGTATCTGGAGGGATAGGCTATGAGCTACACCGTTTCCGCAACTGACCTGAAATCCATCCAGTTCAGCGAGAAGAACGAGCTGAACGCGGTCCTCCAGAATATCGCGGTGATCCTCTCCACGCCCAGGGGGTCTGTCCCGCTGTATCGGGACTTCGGGCTGGACTGGTCCTTTCTGGACAAGCCCGCCCCGGTGGCCAAGGTGCTGATGGTGGCCCCGGTACGGGAGGCCATCCAGCGGTGGGAGCCCAGGGCGGCGGTGCTGGACGTATCGTTTTCGGAGGACCCGGCCCGTCCGGGCGTCCTGATTCCAATAGTGGAGGTGGAGATCAGCCTTGAGCAGGAACAGTGAGCATCAATTTATTCAGACGGACCCGGACGGCATTCTCGCGATACTGGCCGGGATGTATGAGACGCTGACCGGGACGGCTGTGCGGCCCGCCAGCCCGGAGATGCAGCTTATCCGGTGGGCCGGGAGCGTCATCCTCCAGGAGCGGGCGCTGGCCAACTACGCCGCCAATCAGAATGTCCCCAGCCGGGCGGAGGGGGAGAACCTGGACGCCCTGGCGGAGCTGACCTATATTCGAAAACGTCCGGACAGCAAGGCCGCGACGTGCGGGATGCGGTTCTCCATCTCTGAGACCCGGGACTCGGCCGTCCTGATTCCCGCCGGCACCCGGGTCACGGATTCCGCCGGCGTGCTCACCTGGCAGACCGTTGAGGACGTCTATGTTCCCATCGGAGAGACCAGCGTGGAGACCCAGGTCCGCTGTCAGACCCCAGGCGCCATTGGCAACGGATACGCGGCGGGCCAGATCAGCACCCTGGTGGACGTGTACGAATACTACTCGCGGTGCGGGAACATCACCGCCTCCGAGGGCGGCGCGGACCGGGCCACGGACGAGGAGTATTATGAGCTGATGCGCGCCTCCATGGACGCCTTCAGCTGCGCCGGGGCCAGGGGCGGCTATATCTATTGGGCCAAGCAGGTCAGCACACAGATCGCGGATGTGGCGGTCAACTCCCCCGTTCCCGGTGAGGTCAGGATCTACGTCCTCATGGAGGGCGGGGAGCTGGCCGGGGAGGAGATGAAGGGCAAGGTGCTGGACGCCTGCAGCGCCAGCGAGATACGCCCCCTGACCGACCATGTGCTTGTGGAGGACGCCGAGGTTGTGCCCTATGACATCAGTTTCACCTACTACCTCCAGAACGGACGGACCAGGAGCGCGGCGGAGGTCGCGGCGGCGGTAAACGCCGCTGTGGAGCGGTATCAGACGTGGCAGAGCGGGAAGCTGGGCCGGGACATCAACCCGGATGAGCTGAGGGAATACCTCTACCACACCGGCGTAAAGCGCGTCGCGCTGACCGCCCCTGTCTTTACCCCCCTGCGGGACGGACTGGACAGAGAAGTGCCCCAGGTGGCCAGGGCAGGGACCGTCACGGTGATAAACGGGGGTTATGAGGATGAGTAGCCACGGCCTGACCCTGGAAAATCTCATGGCCGCCCTGCCCCCCGCCCTGCAAAAGGACCCGAAGGCGGAGGCGCTGGCCCAGGCGATGGCGCGGCTGCTGGTCCCCCACCGGCAGGATGTGGAGCGGCTGCGGATGTATCCGGCCATCGACACGCTGGACGAGCCCCTTTTGGACATTCTGGCCTATGACTTCAAAGTGGACTGGTGGGACGCCGATTGGGACCTGGAGACAAAGCGCCGGACCATGAAGGCCAGCTGGCAGGTCCATAGGACGCTGGGCACCAGGGCGGCGGTGGAAAAGGCCGCCTCGGCCATCTACCCCATGACAAGGGTGCTGGAGTGGTTTGAGTATGGGGGCGAGCCCTACCATTTCCGGCTGGACGTGGATTTGCCGGAGCACGACTGGACGCCGGAGCGGCACAAACGGCTGATGTGGGGGCTGCAATACTATAAAAATCTGCGCTCCCACCTGGACAGCGTCGTCTATCGGATGGAGCCCGTGCGGCTGGAAAACCGGGATATTTTTTGGTTTGCAGCGCTGTGCGTCAGCCTGTGGGCGGAGAACCGGCGGCGGCTGGCGCTGAGGACTCTGACCGCCTCGCTGGGCGTGAGGCAGGAGCAGGGGACCGCGCTGGGGCTGAGCACCGGGGGCGGGGTGAGGCAGGCGCTGCGCCTGGGGTTTCCCCGGCTGCGGGTCCACATGCGGGCGGGGAATTTTGCCGCAGAGATTGTCCGGCTGGACGGGCGGCGGCTTCTGGACGGGAGCTGGCCGCTGTGTCAGGGCATGATTCGGGGCCCGGCGATGGTCCGGGTGCTGACAAGGACCGGAGCACACAACCGGCTGTCCGCCGGGGCGGCAGTCACAGCGGACAGCATGTGGCGGCTGGACGGGCGGCGGCTTCTGGACGGCGGGAAAAAGCTGAATGCTGAAATAAAAAGGAGTGAGCTATAGTGGCGAGCAGTACGACCAGTGTCATTACCAGGGCGCGAAGAATCAACCTGGCGAAAATTACCCGGGGGGCGGTGGAGACCATCCCCAGGATCGCCTATATCGCCTTTGGCGACGGGGGTGTGGATGAGGACGGCCAGCCCATCCAGCCCGACGAGAGCTGGCAGGCCCTGGGCCATGAGGTAGCCCGATATGAGCTGGACAGCGTGACCAACCCGATAGAGACCACGAACCGGTATACCGTGACCATCCAGGAAAATGAGCTCAACGGCGTCAGCGTCAGCGAAATGGCGCTGATCGACGAGGAGGGGGTGTTCGCGGCGGTGAAAACCTTCCTGCCCAAGGGCAAGGACGCGGATGTGAAATTTGTGTTTGAGTTCGACGATGAGTTCTAGGGAGGGCGGAGCGATGGAAGAAAACTATGCGATTCCCGCCGAGCCCCAATACCGTGAGGACATCCGCAAGCTCCAGGACAGCGACCCGGCCAGCGCCAGCCGGGTGTTCAATCCGCTGTTCGCCCAGATCATCGAGAATATTGCCAGCGTGAAGCGGCTGGCCGACACGACAGGCGCGGCGGCCAGCTCGATCGCCGGTCTGGACCTCACCATCCCGGCGGCGGGTTGGGTTCCCAGCCCGGGAGAGCCGGGGGAGCCGGAGGAGCTGTGCGTGGACATACCGGCGGAGATCATCCAGGAGGACATGATCCCCATTCTGGTCGTTCTGCCCGCCTGCCTGGGCACGGCGGGGGACTGCGGCCTGAACAGCGCCGCGCGGACCCTGAATGGGGCGCTGCGGGTATACGCCAAGCGGGCGCCGAAGTCGGATATGGCGGCGGAGCTGCTGCTGGCGCGGCTGTCCGGGAGCTTTGGAGACGGCAAGGTGGCCGGGGATGGGGAGATCAAGGAGATGCTGGACGAGGTGCTTGGAAAGGAGGCGTGAGCCTATGGCATACGGACCGACAAACGCTCCGGGCGTAGACGGCGGTGAGCTGGAGCGAATCAAGGAGCTGGCGGAGAGCTCGGCGTCAACCACCGTAAACGGAAAGCCTCTGGGCGGGAGCCTGACGCTGACCGCCTGGGACGTGGGAGCCCGGCCAAATACCTGGACGCCCACGGCGGCTGGGGTAGGAGCGGTCCCCGCCGGGGAGAAGGGGGTGGCCAACGGCGTGGCAACCCTGGATGCCAGCGGGAAGGTGCCCGCTTCTCAGCTGCCCTCTCTGGCCCCCTTTGTGGCGGGGACCAGCCCTCCGGCGGACAGGACCAAGCTGTGGATCGACACCACGGCCAACACCGGCGGGCTGAAATACTGGAACGGGTCGGCCTGGGTATCGGTGCCTGTGTCCTACACGTAGAAGGAGGTGAAGAAATGAGCGTTGTGAAAGCGGAGCGGTTTGCCGCGCTGAAGGCCAAGGTCAAGGCGGAGATGCTGCGGCGGAACCAGAGCGGGTCGGTGGCCTCCTACGGGGGCGCGGCCTACGACTACACCACCGCCCCCGCGGCGGGGCGGACTGTCCGGAGAGAGCACCGGGACAAGCTGATCGAGCCCATGCGGGCGGTGAACAGCGATGTGATACCCGCCGCCCGGGGCGTAATCAGCGAGAGCGAGCTGCAAAATCTGGAGACCCGCGCCGCCGTCTGGGCCGCCCGGTCCATCACCGACAAGTCCGGCAGCGACTGCAAGTCCGGCTGCGCCGGGACATGCTACACCGGATGCGCCACAGGCTGCTCCGGCTGCTCCGGTAGCTGCTCCGGCGGCTGCTCCGGCTGCGGAAGCGGATGCCCGGACGGCTGCTCCAGCTGCCCCAGCGGCTGCTCCGGCTGCTCCGGGTGCGGGTCGGGATGTCCCAGTGGCTGCTCCGGGTGTGGGTCCGGGTGTCCCGGCGGATGTTCAGGGTGCGGTAGCGGGTGCCCCAGCGGGTGCTCCGGGTGCGGGAATGGGTCGTGTGGTGTAACGTGCGGCCATAGCTGTAAAGTGACTTGCGGCAGTTCAGTTGACTAAAAAGGACGGTAATCAAATGATTCATGCACTGATAACGGCAAAGTGTGGCTCTCATTTGTTTGGTTTGGA